GTCGTTCGCTAGACCGTTTAGGAACCTCGGATCTCCCGCCAACACTGAGGCGAGCTCCGGCATGTACGTCCGAGCGTCATGCCACACGTCTTTAAACCACAAATTTATCTTGTGATCGAAATCCGTCTTCTTTGTAGGGAACACATCTCTCTCAGGGACGCCCTCCCACCAAGTTCCGATTGAATCTCTGGACCAAGATTCGAATCGAGAGCCCCCTGGCGAGAGACTGTGACCTCGAGCCGCACCTACAAAACACTTCTCCACACTCCCCGCCGCATCCGACACCTTAGTGAAGGTGCTGAGCAAGGCCAGGTCCTCATCACCCCTACTAGCACCGCGCGCGCTATCCACTACCCAAACTTCAGAAGCGCGCGGCGCAATAACTAATTCATACCATATAATATCTTCTACAGTAACACTTAACCCCACATCCAACTGCACTGGGATTATATATGAATGCAACGCTGCCAACACTGCAGCCCATGGGCCGCAGGCTGCCCTGGCGACATTGCCACAAATAACAGCCTCACTAACTGACTTACAACTACTACCCAACACCCGACACAAGACACTGACCGGAAGAAGCCTAAGCGCTTCCTCCAGGCTCTTTGGTCTCTCCTCCTCCATCGGTTCTGATGATGGGTTTCTGGCCCGTGCTAGGGTCCAGAGGTGCCGTAATGGTGTCCTTCTGAGTCGGGGGCGGCGGTCCTGTTACAGGCAGGGGGAGGGTTGCAAGATCAGGTGAGGGCAAAATAGCGACACGAGGGGCAGGCTCGGGCTGCGCTATGACGGGGTAGTTGTTAACGCTAACTAAGCGCACAGGATCATCGACACGCTGAGACAGCCAGCGCGTCAAACGCTTCGCATGTCCGGGGACCGAATGGTGAGTCGTACTAGTAGGCTTCGCAGGGGATCCGTTGACACGGAAGAAGCCTAAGAGGGATTCCACCTGTCCGGTGCCCCAATCCATAAGCGAAGGGTCATTACCGTTACCAGCGTAGGTGTACGACACGACGTTCACACCAGTAAAGAACCCTTCAGCAGGATTAGGCATAGGATTGTG